ATTAAAAGGACCAGCAGTACCATTACCAGTATGGTTTGTAAAAGATGCAGCAGTGTTAGTAGCCATAGTTAATTAGAGATAGACTGAAGATAATTTTCTAGAATAGAGTTGTTTTTGGTTTGATTAATAGCATTTACATTAGCGTCATATTCCTTTACTAAATCACGATTTTCTGGTTTTTTCAACCAATCTATTCGTCCTTTCTTTTTGTACGCATTTATTATATCTCTAAAAATATCTTGTGCATCTCTTCTGGCTTTTTCTTGAGCAGCAACTGATATGTCTTGATTAATTGCTGTAATGTCTTCACCTCTTGCTGTGGCTAATATTGCCTTTATTTCTTTTTTTTGCATAGTTTCGTATAAGGCATAAACTAAACGCTTGCCATTAATTTTAGTAAAAGCAATAGTATTTACATAGTCTTGGTATTGGTCAGAATTTAATTCAATTCCAGTAAATTTATCTGTGGACAGTAAACGATCTTTAGGTTTAGTAACTCTCATTTGTATATCATCTAAGGTTGTCATCACTAAGTTATTAACACTATTTGATGTTCTTATAGGATTTAAAAGATCTAAATTATCAGGTCCATAACCAGGTTGATATTCTATTAATGCACCAGTAATAAAGTTTTGTTTTGGTTTTAAATCGCCAAAACCAGGAACAACAGCAGCAAGTTCATTATAAAATCTTCTTACAAAAACCATTCCATCATCACCAGCTTTTGGTCTTTTATCTTTAATTGTTGGATCAACTTCTTTTTTGATTGTTCTACCTAAAGCACTAAAAGGAACGGTAGCAGCTAATCTTCTTTGTAAATAACTCTCTAATACATAAGGTTCACCAGCTAATAATTGTGCTAATTCAGTAATACCTTGCAAATAAGTTTTATTAGTAATATTTCTAGATAAAGCAGTTACTGCAACTGTTGCCAAGTCTTGTCTGTCTTGATAATCAAGTTGTCCAGCAATTTGTGTTATATCAGCAGACATTGACAAGAAGGAAGACCAAGGATCTAATCTTTGATAACTAATGTATTTATATTTTGGCCTGCCATCATCACCAATAATAGGTTCTCCATTTTCATCTTTTTGTAAAAATCTAAAACTATATGGTTGCCATCCTGTTTGTCGTTTTTGGTTAAGTAAATTAAAATCTCTTGGACCACCACCTGTAATAGCAATTTCAGAAAAGTCATCGCTAATACTGAAAGCAGCAGCACCTGCCGTAACCCACAACATGCTACCAGTTGCTAATTCACCTCTTGCTTTAGCTGCTATAGATGGATCAGTGCTTTTTAAAGCCTGTCTGTATTCATCCATAAATGGTGCTGTTATAGCTGTTCTTCTGCCTAAATTTTTTAATAAATTAACAGGTGTTCTTACAAATGGAAAAAATATTCTTGCAGATGGATGTTTATTTATGAATGTCTGAAAATCACCACCAAAAGAACCTTGTGGTAAATCATTGGTAAATGTTACTTCAGCAGCATATTGTTGTGCCTTCTCATATAAATCTATGATGTTTTCATCATCTACATTTGCCATACTGTTTTTATTAACGATCTCAATCGTTTTTTCAAATTGTTCTTCTATATAATTTTGTAACCCTTCACCAGTGCGACCAGCCTTTACTCCATTTTCCCAAGCTGTTGCTTTTACATAAGCTCTAAAATTTATTTGTTTAAAAAATTCATCTTCAGATAATAAAAATCTTGAAGGAAGTCTTATAGCAGTACCAGCAAAATTTACTAATGAAGGAATCCAACCAGGACCATCCATTCTAATTCTAAAACGTTTTGCTGCTTCTGCTCTATCATCAATCATTGAACTTGGATTAATAATATTGTCTTCTATTTGAAATGCTTTAACCATCGCCTTCAAAGCATCTCCACTAGACTGTGCTATATAAAATAATTCTTTACCACCTCTCATAAACCCTGTCATATCACCTTTTATAAGACTTCCAACAGATTGATCAAAAGGTCTAACTAAAGTATTTAAAGCGGTAGAAACAACGTTTACAGCGTGTGTCTGTGGACCTGAAAGAATTGCATTAATAAATAATTCGTTATTAATTTCTAATGCTTTTCTTGGAAAATCTCTTCTAGCCATTTCTCTCATAGCTTCTGGATTACCTTTAGCAGCTTGTAATTTTTTAGTGATGTTTTTTAATTTTCGAGTAGCTTCTTTATTACCTTCTTTCGCAAGATCAACAACTTGTTTGAGTGTCTGATCCATATCTTCAGCAGCTTTTGTTGTTCCTTTTGCTGCATCTTCTATATTTCCAGGTACACCTGCTATTGGTGATTTAGAAACTAGATCATCAGCAGTTGCTGCTGTTTTACCTGCTCCACCTGCAACCCTGTTTGCAGCTAATGTTTGTGCTGGTACAGATTTCAAAGGTTTGTTGATATAGACAAGTGAATTTAAAACTTCTGCTTCTCTTACTAATTGATCACCTAATTCTTTTATAGCTTCTGTATTATTTACAGTTGTTGCCATATCTAATTGTGCAGCTAAATCCGCTAAATCATTAGCATTTTTATTCATCAACTGATTCATTGATATTAATAATGCAGGTAAATCTTTCTCTCCACCTCTTCCGTATGTTTGATTAAAGAAACGTGCTTCTTCTATAATCTCTGCTGGTAATTTTGCATTTGCAGCAGCAGCCATATCAGCAAAGGTTCTCCTGTAAGGCCATGTATTATTAGCATCTTTCTTTTTTAATTCTTCAGCTAAATCTAGAAGATTAGTACGAACTTCTTCTGAAGTACCTGTAAATTTAGGATTAAATGTAGTTTGTATTTTTGGATCTGCTAAAGCATCAAGATCTACTTTATTAATATCAATTTGAGTTGTAGCAACTTTCTTCTTTGGTACTACGTCAATAATTTCATCACCAAGATTATCAGTTGTAAAATCATTTACTTTTATTTTTTTTCTTTCATCTAATCTTTTTACAATACGATCAACCAATTCTGGTGATTTTTTAAGACCTTTAATACCAAGACCTAAAGCTGTAACAACCTCACCTGCTAAGAATCCACCACCTGCTTGTCTTAATCTGTTTTCTATAACAGTTGCATCTTCATCAGTTTTTAATATTTCAGTAATAGGGCTTTCTAGTCTGGGATGATTATCCAACATATTAAAAAGGTTTTCTTCTAATGGATCTTGTACAACAGCATCAGCCACAAAACCAGACAAGGCATTTCTAGCCCAGACATTAGCCATACCTAATTTGTTTAGACCTTTACTTACAAGGCCCATTGGCAGTAAGAACTGTGTTATAGCTTGAGGTATTTTATAAAAAGGATCGTCTTGATCGTCTTCAGATTCTAAAGGTGTATTTTGTAAGGGGAAAAAATCGTTATTATCATATGGATTGCCTTTTACATAATCTTTAATATCATCTACAAATTCTATAGTTTCATTAACTGCTTTTATAGGACCAGTTATAGCACCTCTAATCACTTTAGAAGTTTTGGTCTTTTTAATTATCTCTTCATTCTTTTTTAATTTTTCTCGAAATTTTTTACCAGCTTCCTGTCTATTTTTACGAAAACGAGCTATTGGATTTGAATCAGTCATGGTTAATTATTTTTAGGTGAATATGTGCCTGTTTGTTGTAGGAAATCTATAGCCATTTTATACTTAGATCCTCCTTTTAAAAGATTAGGTAATGCTTTGTTTACAGTAGTACCATTAGAATCTGCCCAATCAGCACCTCCTCTGTCAAGATTAGAAACATTACCTGTAAATATAGCTGCATATATTTCTTTAGGACCATGACCTGGTTGTACACCTCTATCCTTCAAGAAACTTGTAACTGCTACCATTTGTTCTTCAAATGTCATATCAGATTTTATTTTGTACTTAGCAATTTCATAAGGACCAAATTGTATAAGACCTGTATATTTCTTACCTGTAGCCTTATCAGTACTTACTACAGAAGGTCTAAATGATGATTCCTGTGCTATGACTGCTGCTAAATCTACAGGACTGATACCAAGTTGTTTCGCTGATTTAACAATAGATTGTACTCTCGTATCATCACTGTAATTAATGTCAGGTTGTTCAATATTAATCTCTGGTATGTTTAGCTGCTGTCCAATATTAATAAGATCTTCGTTGGTAATATTATTAGCTTCTAATATCTTTTGTACTGTTGTACCAAGATCTTCAGCTATAGACGTCAATGTGTCACCTTCTTGCACTAAGTATTGATTGGCATTTTCTGCTTCTATAATCCGTCTTGCTTCTTCGTCTGTCACTTCTGTTGCTGCTCCTGGTTCTACGTTCTTAAGTGGAGATTCGTCTGGTACTCCAGGTATCTTTTTTGGTGGTTTATTATCATCGTTAATATCTTCTTTCATTTTTAATTGTTCTAATCCTAAATCTCTTAAACGTTTAAATTCTTTAAAAATCTCTCCTTCGCTTACCTCTGGATTATCTAATACAAACTGTCTTAAATTATCAGCAAATTCATTTCTATTATTTACCTGCTTAGTGCTTGCAGCACCAAACAACTGTCCTAATACATTTGATCCACTTTCTTTTCTTAAAACACGTTTTGACAATGTGTCATATTCAGAAATGTATCTATTGACGCTTGTAAATAAGCCATTCTGCACCTGTCTTGCTTCTTTCATTAAGTTTTGAGCAAGTGTAATTGCTTCTCTTGATTTAGAAGTTGATTGCAAAAAATCTAGAACAGCATCGCCAGCCAGTGCTTCTGACCCAAAATCCCCATTGCGTATTTGTAGTTGTAGTTTTAAAAATTCTGTTCGTATTTGTGGACCTTCTAAAGCACTTACATTTGTTCTTATTTTTGGAGCAAAATCAGGTTGTCTGCTTACTAAATCATTAATAATTTGCTCAGCATTAGGATCATTATTATTTAAAGCTTCAAAGTATGAGGTAATGCTGTTTACTCTATCTTCTTCTTTTTCTCTTTTGGTTCTAATTTCATTTCTTTTTTCTGTTTTATATTCATAATCAGCAATCTGTCTATTTAAAGTATTTGCTTTACTTTGAAAGTCAGGATGTTTTGAAAGGTTGCTAGAACCATTTGGGCCATAAGGAAATAATTCTGCTATTTCTAAAATATCTAAAGCACCTTCACTATCTCCATCACCTGTTAGACCCTTTGCTTCTGCTTCACTGTTTATTACTTTTATAAGTAAATCATTTATAGATGATCTTTCTTTACCTGATATACCTAGATCATTAATTTCATTTTCAAAATCTTGGATCAAAGAAGAAACACTATCTGGTGTTACAACAAAAGGGTTATTTCTTAAAACTATTATTTGTTCTACTAAAGGTACTGCTGTCTGTTTTATTTTTTCAAAGTTATATTCTTGATGCTGGTCAATATGATGACTTGTTATTTTTGCAGTAGCATCAGATAACTTTGGTAAGAAATACTTGTTTACATAGGTAGGATTTATATCACTTAATTTATCAACTACTTTTGATCTTTCTCCCTCTAACCAAGTTTGAAACTGTGGTGATTCAAGGGAAAACGCATTTAAAAACTGACCTTCTACCTGTGTTGTCGCATAACTATTAGATAAAGCACTTTCTAAATTACTACCTAAGATTTTTGTTTTGGTTCTTTGATAAGCACGATCTGCAAATATACTTCCACCGATAAGTCTTCTGGCGGCATCTTCTCCATCAGTTTTTTTAATACCTCTACTTATGTTTTTAAAGTTTTTAGCAGCATCTTCTATAGCTAGTTCTGTACCTTCTGCTTCTTCTTTTTCTACTTCTTGTTCTATTTTTGCACCAATAAACTTCTGAAGATTAGGATTTACAGCAGCAAGTGTTTCAGCTAAGGACTCAATACCAGTTTTAGGTTGAACACTAGGGGGAGCTACAAAAGTATCTACAGGTCTTGCAGAGGATTGAAAAGCT